TTGTTATAGGTATTGAGTTCATAAAACTTTCCACTGAGTGAGCGACCATCCATCGTTGCCAACAGGCGGACACCAGGTTCTTCGTAGCAGTACAACTCTGATGGTTCGGTGATGGTTTCTCCGAGGATTTCTCCTGCCCAACCCATGAGTGGGCCTTCAAGGATTGTGCCTCGACGCATCGCATCGTTCTGTGGCTTTGGCACAGGGGGTGTATCTGCCAAAAGTTCCACCGCATAATCTGCTGGTGTTGTGTACTTGTGTTCTCCGTGGATCGCTGCAGCTTGTGAGCCGGTGATCCGTTTCTCTTTCGCTTCATTCCAGAACCGTTGGTTCAGCCATGCTTGACTGCTGTGTGGTTCTTTTGGAACGGTGTATAAATTCTGCATAATTCCTCCTATGGTTTGTGCAGGTATTTTTAATCTAGGGGTGTTACACGGTTAATGTCAAGTCAATCGCTTTCATGTCGCGCACCATCGCCACAGGGATATGTATAGCGTGGATGCCTTCTTCTTTGCAAATGGTTTGCCACACAGTCACATGATCTGCTTTAGAGCCAGGTTCTCCGACTGGTATGAGGAACCCTACGGTGTCGACGATACATTCACCATCATCTTCATATGACGGCATATCCAACCAGCCACCTTCAGACAGGTGGGTGTCTGCCCAACGGATATGAACGACGGTTCTACTCATCAAAGTCATCGGGTTTCTCTCCACAGTCAGGGTTACGGGGGATCACCCCACGATATACGCATAGACACAAACGTGCGCTAGTCATTGGGTTTCTCGCAAATTGCAACAGCCCAACCCGTTGTTGACTCGATGCCATCTGAATGATGGAATTCTGTACGCAACACAGTCAGACCTTCTCGTTCAGCATCGTCCCTGACAAGAACTTTCATCATCTCCTGTGCATGTTCATTCCACCTATGACCTGGTTTCTCCACAAAACCTTTTACATATTCTTTCATCACCAGCCTTCTTTCTTGCGATCCATACAGAACACGGGGGCTTGGATAGTCATGTTCCGGTCAGGGGTGACTATCGCTAAAGCTTGCTGTGGTTGCTCATGTCCGAAGCCCATGAGTAGGGCATATTCGTCAAAGCCTTTCATGCTGCCGTTCACCACCATTGACGGGGTACTGATGTATTGATGCCAATGTCCTAGCCAAAGGGTTTGGAATGATTTGTTGGTGGCCATGTAGCGGGCGTGTTTCTTTGCTCGCATACGCATGATCGGTGGATAGATACCGCCGATACCACCACCACCTGAAACCTGGTCGCCGTGAGTGAGCAGATGCCCGTGACCGTAAATGTGGATCAAACAGTCAGCGGATTCAGGGATGGTGAATGTCACCCGTTTGTCTTTGTCGAAGTGTCGTTCAACCATTTTTGCTAACAGCCAGTCAAAGTTTGTTTTGACACGCTGTTTCATTCGTGGTTTGCGGGTCATACGCCCGTGGTTGCCGACGACTGATGCGACGTGTACTTTGCCGAACTCTGTGGCAAGCAGGTCAACGGCTGCTGATACCTGTTCAGCCCAGAATAGAAGTGAGCCGAGCATCGTGTCAGCGTTGGTGTCATGTAGTTCTTCATGGATGTCACCGCTAAAGATGTCGCCACCCAAGATCAGTACCACACCGTCGTAGTCCACACCTGCGAGATAATGTCGCGCAAGTTTGATGACGTTCTGTGTCCATTTCTCTAACCGCATCACAGCGATCTGCCTGTTATATGCGTTCAACCCTTCCATTTCTTCAGGGTTCACCACCTCATCAAAGTGGGTGTCAGACAGCATGACAACAAGGGTTGCTGCGGATCGTTTCGGTTTAGCCGGTGCAAGCCAAGTAGGAGGCTGAACACTCAGCCCGTCCACCTCGTTGACAACAGATAAAACTTTTTCTAGTTCATCAACCTTGTTGAGTAGTCGAGCGTTCTGATTGGCAAGCGAATCTCGTTGCTTGCGGATACGCACCACATCGGTATCTAGGTCGGTTTGTTTTCCGAGTTCATCCTTTAATGACATGAGCGAACTCCCCTCGACGGTACTTGCTAATTGATGCTGCATCTAAGTCTATGCCACGCTTGTGCAACACCTTGCTAATTGTTGGTGCGGGGATCGTGTAATCGTCTAACGCTTCGATAAGTTCTTTGCGATCTGCTTCATCCATTCCGTCCAGTACACGGCAGATACGGGGATATCGGCCTGACGGTGTTGCTTTTTCAGATCGTATTTCACTTAGCAGACTTTGCTTTACGGGCTTGCTCAACTCTTGCTCCCTCTATGAGTTTGTTTATCTTCTCGATAACTTCCCATAGTGCGTCAGCTTGATCCCTCCCAGGATTAGATTTCAGGAGACAGTCACGCACCAAAGTTAACTCAACGGTAGTTAATCCTTTTGCCATTTGCAAGCACCTTTCTTTGGGTGCTTCACCTTAGTGCTTGGTGATGTGTTCCGTCAACCGATCAGAAACCTTATCCACCTTGTCCTCGGTGCGGTCTTGGGCGCGTCGCATTAGACGCAACATAGCCATAACGGTGTCATGGTCTTTACGGTTCTCTGCTTTGAAACGCTGTATGGCTACGGTTAGCAGACCAAAAGCACCAGTAACAGCAGCAGCAAGAACGAGAGCGATCCCAGAATCCACATCAGACTGCTTTGCTCGCAAGCCAATCAAGAACCCGTTGAGGTTTCTTATCACCAGCAACATAACGCAAATGCCACGGTTCGCTAGGTACTACTTCCCAAGAGAACCCGAACGACACAGCGTTCTTCTTTAACCATTCCAAACGTGGGCCGTTAGCGTTAGCAATATCAATCGCAATACCGAGGTTATGTTTGGATGTTCCAGGCACAGCGAGCATCGCCATACCTTTCTTCAGATACCAAGCTTGCCCTTTGTAGACACGTGGCTTTTGTCCTGCGATTACTTCGGTGGTGTATCGCTGGAAGAATCCGTATTCTTGAACCGCAAGTGAGCGATATGTGTCCGCAGGGCTTGTTGGGCTAAGGTCGATTCCTTCAGCGTTTGCTGCCGCATCCATCGCCTCATACGCATCTGCTGCACAATGGTGCAACATTCCTTTGCCTTCAATCTTGCGAAGAAGTTTCGGTGCAAGTTCACCAGGTTTAGCGTTCTTCAGACAGGAGCAAAGGGTGACAGGGATGATGGGAAGGTCATTGACTGAAACCTTCTTCTTTTTCATAGCCATTATTCGGCTACTTCAGGCTTCGCCTTTACCGCGCCTGTGAACGCGAGTTCGATTTCTTCTTTGGTGAGTGAGCCGTCAACGCTGAAACGCAACAACTTCTCGATCACCTGAGCGCAAGCCATGATGCCTGCGAGTGCTGCTGACTTCCACAACTGAACTCCGATGATTGCTCCACCGGCAACAGCGGCGAGTGCGCTTGATCCGAATAGTGCGAAGATGCGGAAGATGATGTTTTGAAGCTTTGCCATAGTCAGTCTTTCTTTGAGAAGGTCAACGCAGAGTGTACCAAAACGGCTATTCCTGTTATCAGGGTTGCTTGTCGGAGGGTTGGGCCTGAGAGGGTGATGAGAACCATGCCTGTGCCTGCCCATGTCCATGCGTTGTCTGATAGGTAGTCAAAGATTTTTCTCATTAGCGTCTAATTCTAGTACCTGCTGCTGCGAGGGTTATCCCCGCTGTGACAGCGATGAGGGTGCGTCGTTCTCCTACTGGAATGTTTGAGCCGGTGGGGGTGTAGTCGTCTAAGCCTTCACCGAAGATGTCGATGGTGTCCTCAAATTCTTCACGGATTTCTGTCGGTGCGTCCTGTACAGCTGCGATGAGTTCTTCGGTCTGGGCATCAGACAGTTCACCCACGTCTAGGGCTTCAAAGATTTGGGCTGCTTGTTCGGTGCTGATAACAGCAAGGACTTCGGGGCTGGTGGCAAGCGCGGTGGCTTGTTCTTCGGTTGGTTCTTCAGCAAGCAAAGCTTCTACTACCTGCTCTACCTGTTCTGGGCTGAGTTCGGCTAGGGCTTCTACAAGGGCTTCTGTGGTTTCAGCCTCTACAAGTATGTTCTCCACCTCTTCGTCGCTTAGAGGGGCTTCTAGGGGTGTCTCAGGGGCTTCTGGCAGGTTTGTGTCCACGACTGGTTCTTGGGTAGTGTCGGGGTATGTTTCAGTTGTCGTGGTTGTTTCTTCAGGAGGCAGGCTTGTTGTGGTGGTCGCCTCTACTTCTGTCGTTGTGGTGCCTGTCTCGGTTGGTTCAGGCTCTTCAGGAACGGAAGGCTCAACAGGTGTTGGCTCGGATATTTGAGGCTGTGTAACAGGTGTTGGAACTGGCGGTGGTTGTGTCGTGGTCGT